GTGTGCTCTTCCGATCTGGGAGAGCATTTTTTTCTAAAAGAGCAACTTTGAACCAGGGCTATAAAATTGAAAAACCATCGTTATCTTTATTAAAGATATAATTAATATAATTTGTTACTTGCTCAGCTATAGCAACATCCTCAGGTTTAACAGGTTCGCATTTGACCATGTTATTTGAAGAAGTAAAAACTCTTAAAATATTAGGTAGTATAGTTTCAATAGTGTCAGAAACATCAGTAGATACCACTTGAGATCTACCATCTATTTCTGTGCCTAGCTTATCTCCCATGTAATAAGAGAGAGATTTTTTTCTACCAGCGGATAATTCTCCACCCATAAATCCAAGCGAATTGCTTATCTCTGAATCTATGATTGATTTAATTTCTATATCTGTAATTTTTTTAGCCATTTTAAATTATATAATTTGTATTTACTGGAACTTCTTTTTTCCAGTTTGAAATTTCCGCACCATCGTTTGTTATGCCAGTTCTAAAACTATCGGCACAATGTGATGCGTAATTGTGCATTGGTTTATTTTTAAAACATTGGTGTTTATCATCCCACCGCTTTTGGTAGGCTTTTAAATATTCAATGCCTGTTGCACATTTTTCTTTATCAAACCAACAATTTACCAAAGCTTTTCTTACAGCTTCTATGCCATCTTCAATACTTAGTTTTGGTGCTACTTCAAAAGCAATACCTAATTCTAAAGCACTTTGTTTTCTTGTTTTTCCAAAATTGCCAAGCTCTCTGACATTAACGTCATGGGGAGCTATATGCCTGGAATAGTCGTAACCTTTTTTATTAATTACATCTGCATAATGATCTATGCCGAACCCACTATTTTCATAGTAGTCAATTAATCTAATTTCACCTTTAAATCTTTGTGCAAACCATATTGAGGTTTGGTCATTCATGCCCAAATCCCACCATGTTTCTACATCTAAATTATCGTCATAAAGATTTGTATTAATTCTTTTTGCTTTATCAAGATCCTCAATTAGAGCTCCATAATAAGATCCTGTAATTGCAGCCTGGAATGAACATTCAAATTCTTGCTCATAAAGATCCTCAGACATAACATCTTGAGCAGCCTTTAATTCATCTGCATCTAAAATATTTGTTTCACTAGCTTTAAATACGCAAGAGTACCAATCTTTATTTTCTTTTGCCTTTTGGTATAATTCGTAAAAATAATTTCTTCCCTTTGGTGTACCTATAAAAACACACCAGCCTTTTCGATCGGCCAAACTGGGTCTTATAACTTCAGGAAATAAAGTAGGTTTTATAGATTGCGTTTCATCGAATACGCAGCCATCTAAAAAAATTCCTCTTAAGCTTTGGTCATTTTCTGCTCCAAGAATTGTTATCCTTGAACCATTAGGTAAATCGCACCGCAGCTCACTCTCATTAAATTTTGTACCTGGTATTTTACCAGCAAATGTTTTTATATAATCCCAAGCTGTTGCCTTACCCTGTTTAAAGGTAGGTGAGATAAAAGCATATCTTGAGTTCGGCAATGGATTAGTCAAAGCAGCTCTCAGCATATGATTTATGCAAAGAACAGTTTTACCAGCTCTCCGATGCAGCACTAAAACACTAAATCGTTTCTTATCGATTTCTTTATGTAAAAAATTTTGTAATTCTCTTGGTTTGTACGGAATAACGATATTTGGCATTTTAAAACAAAACCCCTAGTGTATTGTTGCTCCCATTGGAACTGCCAAATTTTCTATTCCTAAATCATCCATAATTCTAGATGAGAAGTTTTTACATTCTTTAAAATCTTCAAATCCACCAAAGTGTACAACTACACTATTGCTAGACTCCATAATGTAAATTATGGCACTATAGCCTTGTTCTTTATCGTCAAATTCAATCATGTAAATTCCTTAATCTATTTGTGTGTAACATCCCTCAATTTTTAATTTCGTTTCATATCAATTTTGGGGTATCGCTTTTTTTAAGACGTATGGCTTTTATAGGGAAAAACGAACCTAATTGATCTGTAATCAATTGCTAATGCCTAAAAACTTAATAAAAACAACAATAAATTGTTAAAAGTATTAATAATGTATCTATTTATCCATAAATTTACTTTAGAATCATTCTAAGTGTTGTATTTTTGCAACACTTTTTTTTCTATAAGTGGGTCTGTGCTAGTTTCATGTCAATTTTGGATGAATCCAAGTAAACATTAACTAATTAAACCTTTTACTTATCCCATTTTACTACAAGAGGTGATGAATCACTTCCTGAAAGCTGTAAACTATCCTTTTTAGCATAGTATTTAGGCTGAATCCGTTCTGCTTTCCACTTACTGAGATCTACAAAACTCTTAATCAAGTGAGTTTTACCTAGATCTGTCTTGTCAGTATGTCTGCTATCTTCTAATGAACTTTTTAATAAGTCTGATGCTTCAGACATAACAAATTCCATTGAATCGGATTTTGCAGTTTCATAATTTTTTCGTAAATCATCATCTTTTTTCATCCAGGTTCTGAGTGTTTCCCAACATGGTCTATTTGGATCTTTATTCTGTGGAGATAATACAGATCTTAAAGATTTACCTTGAGCTAGTTCCTGGAACATTTCTTTAATGATTTTATCGTTTTTTTTGGTTTTATTGGCCATTTTCGTTAAATTCTGTGTTGTTAATTGGTTTACATTCAATATTATCTTAGTTAAGCTGAGTGATAAGCGAATCAATAGGAGATAATATGAAAAATAAGTTAAATATTGTTAAATTGAATATTTTGAAAGTTTATCAGAGAAAAGATAAGCTAAAACAAATATTAAAAGATCCTAAACTTCAAAAAAAGCACAAAATACAAGAGTTTAAGCCAATAGAGTGTAATTAGGACTTAGGGCATTAATCTTAAAAAAGAGAGAGTTTAAATAAGATTATTTGCCCTAAAATGAAAAAAAACTACTAATAGAAAGAATATAAAATTCACTACTATTTGTAGTGTATCTTTTTTCTCCTCTAAAAACGTAAACTTGTCAAATAATTATTTTATAAATTTATAAACTCTTTAAAATGTATGTTAGCAATTTTACAAGCTTCTAATAATGCTTTCTTATACATATATCTCAATTTTTCATGACTACAATCTAAGTAGAGCCTTTTTAAAGATCTGTAACTTTTAGTGTGAGGGAAGTTCTTAAGATAGACCAGTTCTCTTGTCTGTGGCTTTGTACGGAGCATTAACAGCAATATAAAATCATATATACCAATCTGTCTTGAAGTAGGAATTATTTTAGGTTTGGCAGTAGAGGTGTCGGAATCTTTATAGGTATTTTTATCAGGTAATATTTGTAAGATCTTAAACATTGCTGGAGTATTCTTAGGAATAGGATTGGGTAATTTATCATCTACAAAAGCTGCTATTTGTAAATATCTATCTAATTGCTCAGGTGTGAATTTATTCGGTGTCATAGATCTCCTTGATATATTGGTTGAATCGGTCTTTGCTTAAATTCTTCCTGGCTATTTTAATTTTCTTCTCAAGATCATATTTAGATCTATTAGCCATTCTTTTGGTTTTAGCGGTGGCATAAAATATGTTTTTTTGTTTGGCTATTTCCTTAATAATCTTATTAGGATTAAAAGTTATCAACTTACTCATATTAACAACCCTCTTAAGTATATATATCTTAGGTATATATTAAGTGTCGAAAACAACACTTCGAAATGAAGAAAACAACACTTCAAACTGATCCCCCTTTTTTATGAATCTGAATAACTTTTGGGTCTAGCAAGGCTTTGGATAATTTTCTTGAGGTACGATTTTTTGACCTAGATATTTTACTTCTCTTATTTAAGTTGTGTTTGATATAATGCTGCATCTGATTCTTCTCAAAAACATAATGGCAAGTACCTTGACCTATTTGTTTTCTAGCCAACATCCCAAACATCGTTAATCTGTCCAGGCATTTAATCAGTTTGTGCTTTGTTTTAATTCCAGTTCTATCTAATAAATATTGATGTGAAATTCGGCAGCCATTTGGTGCGTTCTCAAAAGATTTGCAAATGATATATATGACCTTTTCATTAGCAGTAAGATTCTTGTTATTTAATAGATCCTTGTCAAATTTTTCAAAAAATATCATATTTCGTTACCCCAACTATCCCAGCCATCAGCTTTTTGCCTGGCAAATAATTCTATTCTTGGTAGATCACCACTTAGCTCTACAATGTCATTTCTAATTCTGTCAGGCTTCCTGGAGTGTTCTCTAAGTTTTGAAACCACCAGCTGCTTGACCGATTTTGAATATCTTTTTGGCTTACCCTTAGTTGCTAATAAACACATTTCAGGATTTGCTCTTGTGTAATAACCTAAACCAGTAAAATAGGAGTCGGATTTTTTATTTCTTTTAGCCCAAGTAAATGCAACTGTCTTATATGTAAAACCCCATTTTTTAATCACTTCAAAAGACCTCTCAAGAAATGGGTCAGTAACCCAAATAAAAAGTGTACAATCCAAACCAGCAATATCACAAACAGGCAAATTGCATATATCGTTAAATCCCATGCAATCATAATGTTGGTTAGCATTTTTTTTGTCACCCTTTTTAGAATAACTTTTAAAATTCCAGGCTGGATCTGCATAAATAATTTCATATTTTTTATTTGGAAATGGAATCATTATTTCCTTTCTGAAAAAATGATAAAAACACTTTATAAGCTTTACCACCTAAATATTCATGATCCTCTTTTACTGGTTCAGCACCAAGCCATTCCTGTTCTTCTTCTAATTCTTTTTTATCTAAGTATTTTCCATAAGCTGCTATTGAGTGTTTTAAAAATCTTAATGCCCAGCAATCAGCACAAAAATGTCTGATTTTTTCTGTCTTTAAACATTTATCTATAAGATCTGCATGACCACCACATTTCATGCAAGTTTTAAAATCACCATATATATTAGGATGTTTCATAATTAATTCCAGTTGCTATCTTTTAATAAAAAAATGGGAGTAAGAATTTGTAATGGTATAGAAAAACATTTGGGTCGATCTAAACCAAAATCTGTCAAATATTTATCTTTACCTAAAACTACTGAACTATTTATAAAACCCTTAATAATAAATTTTGGAGCTCTATCTAATACATATACATAGATCTCATTAACTGCTGCTTTTGGTCTAATAATTAAACTATTATTTTTCTTTGGCAGCTGAGATCTGACCTGGATCTTTAAATCTTTATAAATAATGTCAGGAACACCACCAACATTGCAATGATACTCAAATGGTATTTTTAAATATTTAGCAACTGCAACTTCAGCAAGGCAGCCACTAATACTTTTAGTCATTTGATCGGTTAAAGATCCTGAGTAATTATAACCCCAACTTTGATTATGCTTTATTGATTCAAAAACTCTCAACAATCCTGTGTTAGCAGCAGTAGTCATTTCATAAAGATCTAGTTCTACTTCCATTAATCGACCCATTTTCCTTTTGGGTCTTTGCAATAATGAGCTGCAACTTTTCTGCCTTTATAAGAAACACCTTTTGGTGATTGCTCAATTACAGCAGTTTTTTGTAATGCAACCTGACAGGTAATCTGTTTGCTTACATAAGTAACTGGAATTTTTGCTATTTCACCATTTGCAAAACTTAAAAATATAAAAATTAAATTCATTCATTTAGTGTATTTTTGTTGCAATGATTCGTTTTAGTTTATGTAATTTTTTAAAATAAGACAAAATATGAGCCTTAAATTGATTAATTTTTTTTAAGCAAATATTGAAATTCTTATTGATTTTTAATATCTTTTTACAAATTTTTTCTTTTAAAGACTTTATTGTAGGTAATTTTATAAGTTTGCCTGTAAAGAAATTTTTATTTTTCATATATCAGTTATAGCTCAGCTTAATTAACTTGACAACCAAGATAAGTTAAATTAACTGTGTAAATATATGAGCAACTCAATTGAAACTAAACGTCTTTTAAGTTACACTCAATCAATTGGAATTAAAATGAAACATTCTATTTTTAGAAAAGAGGGATTAGAATTTTTAAAAAAAAGATATAAAAAAACTACAGATGATTTCATAAAAGATACTTACCCAAAAAAAGAACAAGCAACAATGAGGGTAAAAATTTCAAGATTAATTAATAAACCTAAAGATGCTCCAGGTTATTTTGGTATTGTAGAACTTGCAACTGATTTATCAACTTATTTCAATAAATTTAGAATTAATGGAGATCCTCACATAGCTTTAAATTTTTTTTTAGGTAACTCAGCTTATGTAGATATTATTGGTGAAAGTTTTGGCAATGGTCAAATAAAATTATTTGAGAGAAAAAATATAAAAAAATGCTCTATACCAATAAGGTATTTAGGTTGTGAGGGTATCATTTCAAGAATACCAGCTGTAAATGGTATGATTAGAATTTTTAAACCTATAAATATAATAAATATAAATTGTGATAACAGGTTAGGTTTTTGCCAGGATTTAAAAAGTAAAATAATTTATCTTGGTGTAATTGAACCTAAAAGCAATGGCAATTATGATATTTTAGATGTTTCTATATCTACAGGAAAAACAATTAAGTTTTTAGCTGAGGATATAAAACTAAAGTGGAGTACAAGAATTTTATCTACTGTTTATCCATCTTATTGGGATTATTAATTTTAAAAAATTATAAAGCTTACCCAACCTACAAGTTAGTTTTGCCTAGATAATTTAATTACGTTGAGTGATAATTGTGTTGCCTTTGAGCTATACATTTGTTAATTATGATTCATGAACAAACGAATCAATATTATTGATGATTGTTATACAAAGTTTGGATTAAAACATACTTCCAAATCACAGAATACTATTCCTGACGATATTCGTTTTAGAAATTATTTAGTCATGACTCCTAAAGAAAAAATGAACCAACCTAAAGTAAGCTCATTTCAGGGTGGAACAATAGTACATGAAGTTGTGCAAAAAGTTTTATGTCATAATGCAAAATTAAAAGATGTTGTAATTGAATATCAAAAAAAATTTGTTAGCTTTAAAGGTATTGATACAAAAGATTCACTTAAGTTTAATTTTATACTACAAAATTTAGAGTCTATTTCTTCTAATCATTTAGAAAATATTAAAGCAGTAAAAGATAAAAACTGGGAAGATGAAAAAGAATATACTCATTGGGATCAGCAAGGTAGAATTGGAACTTATTTTTTAGCTTATATAGATTTAGTAGGATCTAAATATTTTGGAGATATAAAAAATGTTTTTGGTACATTAACTAAAACAAAAAATGGTCATTCTTATTCTAAGAAAAAATGTCCTGTAGTTCCATTTCATTCTGATTGTTTACAGATAGCCTTATATAATCAGCTGCTTCCAAAACATAAACCATTTTTAACTTATGCTAGTGATAGCGATAAAGTTTTATTTACTTCAGATAATTGTAATGAACTTCAGCCTGACAGCATTAAAAAATATTATGATGAATTAATTACTTATCAAAGATGCTGGGAGAAAAAATTACAATTAGCAGATGGTGATTTAAAAACATTAGCTCTTTTAGTTCGACCTGATTTTTCTGAAATTCGTAAAGGTGGATTTTGGTGGAAAGGTGTTGATCCTGACATTGTAAAAAGATTTAGAGGTTATTATGAGTGAGGGAATATTGGTTGCATTGCAACAAAGAATTAAAGATTTAGAAGCTCTTGAAAAAGCACACCAGGAAAAAAATGGGATGCTTAGAGTAGAGATAAAAAATAATAAAATAGAAATAGAAAAAAAAGATAAACAAATAAAAATTTTAAAAGAAAAATTAGGACTACAACACAATGATGAAAAGTACACAAACCCAATTGAGGATCTAAGAACTAAAGGAATTATATGAAAGACCGAACATTAGTAGATGCAATAAAAGAATTTAGAAAAAATATAAATGATAATGATTATGCAAACTTGGGAGCTAAAGGAAAATATCTAACAGTTCCTTATCGTATAAAATTTGTAAGAGATTATTTTGGAGAAAGAATGTCTATTCAAACTACAAGTACAGAATTGTCTAATGGTTCACATAAATTTAAAGCATCTATTTATTTAGATGACAAGTTAGTGAGTGTAGGTGAAAGCAAACAAATGAAAAATTCAGATAAGGAATTTGAGAAACAACAAACTGTGAGTATTGGTAGAGGACTTAGTATATTAGGATTTTTTGGAGATGAACTTGCAACTGCTGAAGAAATGGAGCAATTTTTAAAACCAGCAACTACTCAAAAAAAACCAGCAGTTCTGGAATCTAATAAAGAACAATTATCTGATGGTTGGATTAGCCAATTAAGAAATGTAGCTGCATTGTCTAAATCTCAAAATGATTTTGAAAAAAAATTAAATCCTATGAGAGCAGAATACAAAGATGATCTTATATCGATCTCACTTGATCCAATACAACAGTTAAGAGTTACAACAGAATACGACAAACTAAAAATACAAATACAAAACAATCAAACAAAAAGGAAAAACAACAATGGCTGATTATAATAATTCAGGTGCGTTATGGAAAAGACAACCTAAAGAAGATGATAAACCAGGAGTAAAATATCCTCACTACATCGGTAAATTTACTGATGCTAATGGTAAGCAATGGGATCTAGCTTCATGGTTAAATGTAGATAAGAAAAAAGATACTCAACCTGATATTTCTATAAAAGTTAGTGAGCCTTATAAAAAAGATGCTAACCAAACGAAAGCAGATTTTTCATAATGCCTGAAAGTAAAGATCCAAAGCATTATCAAAAAAGTATTCAAACAGCTGATGCAATTATGAGTCAGTTGTCGGATGAAGAAAGTATAGGTTATCTCAGAGGTGCTGCTCTTAAGCACCTTTGTAGATTTGGTGCTAAGCATGGAATTACAGTTGATAGTGCAATAATGGATTGTGAAAAAGCTGATTGGTATAACAGAAAGCTTATTGATTTTTTAAAAACTTTAAAAAAAGAAAAAGCTAAATTTCAACATACACCAGCAGATAACATAACCAATATATTTAAAGGAAGTGATGATTAAAGAAACAATATACTTAAGTAAAATAAAATATGATGTTTTAAAATTTATATCTAATTTTATCAAGCAACACAAATACAGCCCTACCTATAAAGAGATTGGCAGCAAGTTCAAATTCTCAAGAGCAAGAAGCGGTGCAATATGTGCTGAGCTCTATGAGTTAGGCCTAATACAAAAAGGTGGATCTGCTCATCGTAAGATTAGATTAAGTGATAAGCAACATTCAGACATTAAAACTTTGGCTTTTAATAAAGAATATTCAACTAGAGAAATGAGGATGAATTGAGATCAGTATTAAAAGAAACATTTATAGATTGCAATGTTAAAGCAACAGAGAATTTTGAAACTGTGCAAGAAGCACATGATTCAAATAGACCAAGCGATAAAGCTTTGGTTGAAGTCTTAGAAACTAAAATAACAAGTTCTAGGATTAAGTTAAACAAAGCAACAAAGGATGCCGATGTACGACCCAAAGAAAGTACAGATGCTAAATCAGAAAATAGAGAAGAAAGTTCAAATGAAAAATAAATTAAAACAATCATTGAACAAAGTAACTCATTCTATTTTTAAGTTAGGTCTGAACAAAATGGAAGAAGAACAAAAACGATTAAGCAGCAGAGCTGGTAATTAAGTAAGCTAAGCTAAATTGTTTTTAGTGTGAAAGTTGTAACAAACTTATGGGCTACTTGTCGCTTTATAAAAAAGAAAGAGAGAGAAAATGCACAACTATAATAAACCTGACGAAATAAAATTTTACCAAACCTTAGGCAGAAAAATAAAACTAATGAGAATTAGTAAAGGTATGACTCAATCAGATCTTGCTGAGCATATTGGTAAAACCTTTCAACAGGTTCAAAAATATGAAAAAGGAGTAAACCGTATTCCAGTAATAGACTTAGTAACAATAGCTGAAGTGTTTAAAACTTCTATATTATTTTTTATTACTGAAACAGAATTGTTAGGCTATGTTAAACTGCCTGGCGATAATCTTGCAAAGCCATCTAATCCCTCAGGTATAAAAACAGATGTGCAAGATTCAAAAAATGTTTAACAATGTATGTACTCAGTTGGCTTTGTAACCCAGCTGTTTTATTTTGTTGTAAAGATGAATGGGGCGGTATTTATTTATCGCCCTTTTCTTTTTGAAACCACTTTTTGTAATCGTCTATTTTCCACTCAACCTTTTTAGGAAACTTATTTCTTTTTGCATAATCTACAGCTTCATCTCTTAGCAGCCAAACCTCATTAGTAAATAGCTGCCAAGAGTTGTTTCTTTTCCAAATTATACAATACATTAATATTTAAAGTGTTCGTTTTGATACTCAGATTTTTCAAACTCTTTACTCTTATCTTCAAAAGGTTTGATATATGTTTTGATTGTAAAGTTTATATCTTTATGACCAAGAGCTTTAGCAAGATCTAATGGGTTCTTATACTTATTAGTCTTAGCCCAATAGGTAGCCATGTAGTGTCTGAAAAAATAGCTTTTACGATTACTAGGTAGTTTGATACCTAATTCGTCTAAACTCTTTTCTAGACCTCTTATAAGCTGTTCAACACATATATATTTGCCCAACCTATTAAGAAACAAACTTTCCTGGTGGTTCGGCAGTTTAGCGATATGTGCCTGGATCTTATCTTTAAGTCCAGCAGATATGGCCAATACTCTTTTACCAGTATTAGTTTTTGTGCTGCCAAGTTTCTTTCCTCTTTTAACAGCATTAGTTATTTTGATTAATGGCACATTAGATTTAAAGTCCAGGTCATCTTTAGATAAAGCTAGAGCTTCACTTGGCCTACAAGCTGTTTCTAACATGATCAAACACAACAAACTAATCTCAGGCCTTTTAATGTTTTTAATAATTTTAATAACTGTGTCTATATCCAGTTTATCAAAATTTATTTCTACAGGTTCTGCTTTAGAAATAATAACATTAACTAAGTAGTTTTTTTCTTTACAGATATTTTTAATAATCTTATCTGAGTCTTTAGCATATTGCAGCATTGCAGACAGAGTATTAAAAACCTTAGATAATGTTTGAGAGTTTATCGACTTACTTCTTAAAGTAGATACAAACTCACTAACCATATCTTTAGTTATATTTCTTATATCTATATCTTTAAAAAATATAGATATGTGATTACGATAAAAGCTATCATAATCATCTATTGAACTTTGAGAGATCTTGCCCTCAGATCTTTTGTAGTTCAAATGTTTAGTCCATAAAGCATAAGCTTCAGGAAATAAGAACTCAGATGCAGTTGTTTTTATAAAGCCAACCTCATCAGTTTTGACTATAACCTTTTTAATAAGCATAGCTTTTATAGGGTTATGCAAGAACTTAATTTTACCATCAGTTCCATAATACTTATACCTATAAACTTTTTTGCCATTCTTAATTACAGATCTAATATTAAATGTATTCATTACAGACCCCCAGTACATTTTTTAATTAAATCTTTTTGAAGTTTAGTAGTCATTTGAAATATGCCTGGTGGGTTCATCAACCTAGCATCAATAGCAACTACCTCTACAACATCCTCTAAGATCAAATCATTTTTGATCATAAAGTTTTTTAGATCTATTTGTTTTTTATTTAATTTAGCCATTTGCTCTCTCCTATGTTTGTTGGGTGGGTTTTACCCCACCCTGATTGTTAAAATGTGTGATCAAAATATTCATCTCTGTGTCCAAGCAAAGGCGAATATCTATGTACTCCTGACCATCTATTTGTTTTTGGATTCCAAGTACAACCATTATACATTTTTCTAGTTCCATTATTTGTTTCAACTATTTTTGATTTTAAATAATGAACAGGTGCATCAAGATTTGGAGTATATTCATATTCTTGGCTTTCACTCATTTCATGTCCAGTTTTTACATTAACTCTTTTGGCATGATCTCTTTGAACACCAATTATTTCATATCCTTTGTTTCTCCAGTTTTTATGAACTACACAAACTGAATAAGCATGACGATCTGAATAACTATACTCAGTTGCTCCTAAACCTACCTTAACTTCATAATCAACAGGAAACATACATCTTGTTTCACTTATTCTATTGATAATACTTCCGTAAGTTTTTTTCTTGCTTAGGTTTATTGTTGCCATTTTTCTCTCTCCTATGTTTGTTATCGTTTACTTATACATAAGTTATAGCTGAGTTTAACTAAGTTAGCAATAGTCAATTGCCCTTTATTAGCAATCAATATGCAGCGGTCAATAAAAGTACAGGAGATGTATCTAATTTTTGGTATCGATTCGGTATCTTGTAGATTGAAAAATACTATTATAAGTTTTATAACAGGCAAAAAAAAATTGGCTCTCACAACAAAACTGTTGTAAAAGCCTATATGTCTTATGCCCTCATAGCTCAATTGGTAGAGCAATTGATTTGTAATCAATAAATATTTTATTTTAAACCTACTTAAATAACGACTATTTACTGATAGTATCTTTGAAGTATCTTTCTGCATTTTTGTTTAGTTAAACAACATATAACCTATGTGAACTAAACGATAACACAAAGTGAATACCGATACCAATTTATTCTCCCACCTCAATCCCTACTATGAACATAGTAATATTGATCTTTAATAAATGAGATCAATCCGATTCTTTAAAATTATTTTACACCCTTAATTAACTTCATTAAGTAATCCATTTCAGTATCTGCAACTGTGCCTTTAAGTACACCATCTAATTCTTTAAATGATGTATCAGATTGTGTTGATAGAGCTTTAACTCTTTTCTTTTTTTCTTCATCAATATTTGAAGAAGTAGTTAATGATTTAAATTTTTTATAAAATCTATTTGCCATGTATTTCCTTTTGAGTTGTAATTCTTATTGTCTGAAAGTATTGCAATCTATCACAACCTATATGAGAATATGTGTCATCCATATATGCAACATAGTTATCTTGAGGTTCAATTAATTTATTACAATACTTACAGTTCTTATTATTAAAATCCTTTTTTTGCTTTGGCATATACCTTAGGACTAATCGTTGATTTCTTTTTAGTACGACTTTTGTTTTTCTTTTTACGTTGGTTAATGTTGAACCATAATCCCTTTTTGGCAACCTTACCTGACTTAGTTTTGTGATAACCTTTTTTCATTATCTGTACTTTACTTTCTTACCTTTTTTCTTAGCAAAAGCTTTTGCTTTTTTCATACCAGCTTTTGTATACTTAAACTTTTTCTTTCCTACTTTTGGCATAGTTTTTTCCTTATTAGTTTTTGGTTGATGTTATTAACAATTCCATTTTCGCAGAGCTTTATTAATTCTGCTATTTGGATCTTTAGCTGTTTTAGCTGAAGTTCTTCTTTTCTTCATTCCAAGCATCCTGGCACAAAAAGATTTTCTTCGCTTGGCTGCCTTTGAATCTTTTTTTAATTTAGATGGTTTTGTAGTAACCGCTGTTTTAAGTTTACTGCCTGGATTTTCTCTACGATATTTTGCAACACCTTTTTTAGTTAATCCACCTGATCTTGATTTATGTACTCCTAGTTTGTAGCCTTTCATTATGCACCCTCATGTTGAGTAGAGGTGTCATAGTAGCATTTAAATTTTATTACAATCTCATGCTTATTAACTTCTTTACTACCTAGCTCATTAATCTTTTTTATAGACTCTTCATAGCCACCAATTAAACACTCTGAAAAACTATCATGGTGTCTTAAGAAGTGAGGTTTCATACATTCCCCAGCAATCTGACTACACATGATCATTATTAAAGCTACTTTCATTTAGTAATTTCTTTGGGTTTTAATTCTTTTAATTTTTGTTCTAATTCTTTTACTGTGTTTTTAGATCTCTCTAAATCCTCATTAGTATTTTCAAGTTTTTGCAAACATCTTTTGTTAGCAGCATCTTTGGTTTTACCAGCATCTTCTAATTCGTTAATCTGCTGCTTTAATATTCTAACCTGATCTTTATATTCAGTTATAATTTCTTTAGATGTATCGGACATTATTTTTTAAAGATATTTGAAACCTTAATACCAAAAGAAGCTGCTACAATTGCACCAAAAATATAAAATATTTCTGATGGCATTGCGGATAAAACTTTAGCCCAGTTTAAAAATCTTTCTGTTTCACCAATTAAAGGCAATGACATAATGATTAAAAACCAAGCAAGTATAAGTTCATCTTTAAAACTTCCACCGCTTTGCTTTATCTTTTCTATTTGAATTTCTTTAGCTGCATCAATTTCAAGATTTCTAACTACTTCTTTTTTTCTAATATGATGTTTTAAAGCACCAATTGAATTTTCAATAATAGTTTTTCCTAATAAATTTAAAATCATAATTATAGTTTTGCTGTTTTCATTGTTACACTTAATTTTGCACATCGATGTGGAGTCTGATCTGCCCACTTACTATCTAGCATTTCATTACCAGCTGTTTCATAATCCTCTGTGTCCAGAGCTGCCCACATTTTTTTAAATTTAGAAACACCACCTACTCCTAGTTGGTAAACCATTTGTATAATAACTTGCTTAGCAATATGATTAATTGCTCTTTCACCTATTAATGATTCAGCTTGTTCAACTGCTTTTTGAAAATCTTTTTCAAATACTATTGAACCCTCTGACCTAGAATACTCTTGGCCATGTTCGTAAGTATCTTCAGGTGTAATTAGATGACCATAAAAAATGGTGTCAAATCCTAGATGGTCTTTATAGATCTTAGGCGACCAACCCTCATGTTTCTTTATTTCTTCTTTTAATTCTTTATACATATTTTCTCCGATTTACATTTACATTTATCGCAAGTACAAAGACCATATTCATCTGAATGTAGATCCTCTTTGCAATGACATGGGTGATAACATTTTTTACATTTTTTCATTTGGTATATACAAACTATATTTTAAAGTTAATTCCTGGTTCGGCATTATATCTTCGGTAGTTATAAGAAACCATTTGTTACCTTTTTTAATTCTTTTGCAGTTAGGTTTTTCTTGATGATTTAAAAATCCACCAAGCGGTGTTCTTATAAATTCATTGTCCAATTCAATATGAGATATACCTAGATCTGTATTTTTTCTTATTTCTCTTGTAGAAAAGATTCCAAGACCCTCAATAAAACTAGGTTTAATTGTACAAAATATTGATAAAGGTTTGTAGCTCATATTATTTACTATTTAAAATAATGCTCTTAATACTTTTGCTGCCATCAATATTTGTTTCTAATTCAACTTCACTCTTTATACATTTATAACTAATATTTTCTTTAGGAACTCTAGAAGCTTCTCTTTTACGTTTCATACAGATCGACATAGTATCTTGAATACGATGTTCTTTTATCTCACCACCAACAAACATTAATAAAATTACTGCAACAGGATATTCAATCATAATACTTCACCTTTTTAATGTCCGTTGCCATTTGCAAATTCTCTTTGTTTATCTTTCAATTTTTCAATATCTTTAAGAGCTTTAATAATAGTTTCTTTTAAAAAAGAAATATTGACTTTGTTTGTCATATTTTGCTCTTGATTTTTTTCTAACTTTTCTACAGTTTTATAAAGATCCTCAACAAGAAAAAAAAGTTCCTGGATCTGTGGCGACACCATCTGACCTTTTGGTACACCTATAATAAATTCATTTGCAGACTCAAGATCTTTTTCTATAAGTTGATTTTTAGACTCTAATTTATTAAGCCTTTCAATGACTCCAAAACCAAACCACAATCCCATAGCCAATGCTATAACAATACTAACTAAATTTTTTATACTTAAATCTATTGAGCTTGATTCTCTAATTCGCATGATTATTTTTCGTTATAATAAATTTCTATATTTAATTTTTTTTGTTTAGCAGTTGGAGCTCTATTTATTCTGTATAAACCTTTTTTAAATTTAGATTTATTTACATTTCTTTTTAGTTTTCTATAACTAGATGTTTTTACATCTATGAGTCTAACTTTACCTAATGGACTAACTGCTACTAAATCAAACAAACATTGAGGTGATACAGACCTGGCTACAGAATAACCTTGTCGTATTAATTGGCAAATAACTTCATGTTCTGAAATTGTGCCTATATCTGCTGTTGTTAATTTATTAGATTGAATAGAAAGTTTATTAAGCTTGATAGACTTATCGTTGCTATTACCCATAAAAATTTGTAAATGCTATTCACCTTTGCATCTATGTGTGTCAGGTGATTATCTTTTATTGTTGTAATTTTAACGTCAAGCAACTGTAATTGCCCTTGTAGTTTTATTATATCTTCAGAGTTTTTTTGTGATTGAGATTTCATTTTATTCTTCATCACCAGTTTCTATTTGAGTTTTAAGAATATTTATTAAAGTTGCTTTTATCATATCAGGATCTTTTAAACCTGTTTTTGATAACTTAATTATTTCTTCTACACCATTAGGACTTACTAAAGCTTCTGCTAATATTTTTGCATTTCTTGAAGTTGTAGCTTCTGTTGCTGATCTAACTATTCCACCAGCAATAGGTAAACCATCTTTGAAACCTAAAAGATTTTGCACCCAATTTTTACCTATCTCACCTTGTGCCATAAGTTTAGCTGCGGTGTCTGATCCCTCAGGAACTTTTTTACCTGATGCTTTTATAATTTGTGCAAAATTATCTACTACTTTTCCAATATCTTTTCTTGATATATTTTTATTATTTTGTTTACCAAGTTGATAAAGCAATTCAGCAAAGTTACCTCTTTGTGTTCCGCTTCCTAACATGGCTTTATAAATACTTGCTCCATCAGAAATTCCATTTTCCATTCCTTTGATGTAAGCTTTATTCATATTAGTTTCAAAGTAAGCAGATAGAAGTTTTCTAAATTCAGTTTTACTTCCACTCTTTTCAAATGCTTGAGCTAAATTTTTAATATCTATTTTACTTACATCTTCACTAGCAATATATTTATAAAACTTTCCAACCTCTACATCATTTTTTAAAAAATTTGCTTCTTTAATATTTTTAAAAAGTTTTACTTTATCAATTGGTTCAACCCATTTTTTTGTAAATTGAGAATAAGCTTTTTGAGCTTTTGCATAACCAGGCATTGTGTCAAGAAGTTTTGTAACCGCAGCATCCATCTTAGTTATTTGTGCAAGATCTAATGCTTCACCAGCTTTTGCTTGACCTAATGATTTTCTATAAATAGATGCACTTTTCATTGCTTGTAAGTCATGCGAAATATTTATTAAAGCTTGTCCGTTACCTTTTGAAGCCATAACTAATTTTTGAAAATTTTTTATTGTAGGTACAAAGCTAGAGTTAGCATCTTTAATTAAACTTTTAAAATCATTAGCAATATTTTGTACTTGAACAGGTTTAAATTTTTGAAGTTTTACATCAGCACCACCTGACTTTAACCAAATATCAGATCTACTTTTATCTAAATTTATTGCAACTTTTTTTAAAGTTTGTGATTGAGTTGATTGACTTATAAATTTATTTTTTTTGAGTATGCCTAATTCTTTTCCCCATTTGTTAATATAATTTTTTAATTTTTCAGGTCTGCTTTCCCAAAATTTATTAATAATTTTTTGTGCTATAGGAATAGTAGTTACATTTTTTTCAACACTATTTATAACAGATCCTTTCATAACTTCAGAAGCCTTTAAGTCTAGTCCTGAATTTTTTGCAAGTGTTTGTAATTTTTTTGCTTCATCTAATTGTTTGGCACTCATAGACTCAACTATTGTTTTACTAATTGTTGAAGCATTACCTTTTTTTAAAGCTAATACATCAGCAGCTAAATTAAGTGTTGCAGCAACAGGTACAGCAATTTCTTCAGAAGCTCCTAATGTTTGAGCAGCACCGCTGAAAGATCCAGCAGCAGCAGCATTAACTGTCATCGCAGTTCTAGCTCCAGCTGGAGATAAAACAAATGATGGCAAAGCAAACTCCGCAGCTTCATTAACTATTTTTCCAGCAGGAGTTTTAGGTTCGTAAGATAAAACATTTTTCTTTAAATATTTTTTTAATCCAGTAGATTTATATTCATAATCTTTTAATGCTAAAATGTTTTTTTCAGTTTCAGCTAGTTCTTCGTCACTTGCACCTGTTATATCTTGAAATAATTTTGTAGCTCTCATTGCTACTTCTTTTTCCATTTTATCTTTATAAAGAAATCCATTAGAAATTAATGTAGGTAAATCAATAAGTAAAAATGCAGCTCCCTCACCAGCACCATCAAGAGTTGATAAAGCAACATCTTTTGTAACACTTGGAGATTCATTTAAAGTTTCAGAATTTTTTATATCTTTTTCAAAACTTGATCTATCTAATTTATTTTCTGTAGATCCTGTATTTACTTTATCTTTTTCAAATTCTTCTAAAATTTTTTTAAAATTATAAGTTGATGACATATTATTTTAGACCTAGCATAGTTAAAATTTCTTCAACATTTTCTTGACCAAATGCTTGTTTAATTTTTAATTTAATTTGAGCATCACTATAACCAGTTGCAACTAGATCTGTTACATAAGGTCTAGCAACATCTTCTGTAATTTTTAATTTATTTTTTTGTAAATATTCTTTGTATTTGCCAGTTGGTTTATTATCTTTATCTCTAGTAATTTTACCAATACCTAAATCTAAAAATTCTTTATTTCTTTGCATTGCCATATTATTCAATTGTCTTTGTAATTTGACTTTAGCTTTAAATACTGCTGGTGGATCATTTACATTAGGTACAGAATTTTCTAGTAATTTAATTTCTTTTTCACCAGCTGCTACACCAGTAATATTTTTTCTATAAGCATTAAAGTATTGTTGAACAGCTGCTTCCCACTCTGCTCTCCTAATCATAAAAGTTTCTATATCTTTTTGATTTGTAAATATTCCTGATTTAGAAACTAGCTCACCAACTACTGCTTGTGATTTACCAAGATAAGTAGAAAATTTATCATCATGTAATACTTCCATAACTTCTAATAAACCATCCATCTCTATTGCAGTTAAAACTTTTTTCTCTGCATCAGTTGTGGCTTTTTTACTTAAGTCAGTTGATTTATCTTGACTTGGAACTTGTATAACATTTCGACCATCTTCACTTCTAAACATTTTTAATTTTTGTCTGCCTATACTTGTAGAAACATCAAACATTTTAACATCGCCACTATTTAAATCTTTAAAATTTATAAAACTATTTTTTTCTCTTTTAGCATATTCTTTATTTTTTATATAAAGTTCAGGATTGTATCTGAATAATGCTTTATCGCTATCAGGAACATTTTTTTCGTACAATGCAATAAATTTTCTTTTTTCTTCTTCATCTTCTAATTTAGAAAATGCACTAGCAGTTTGCACACCTTGAATAAGACTTGGCATAACTACATCAGGAGTTTTTCCAGCTAAACCTTGAGTTAAAACTGATAAGCCACCTAATACTTCAGGGCTGTATAATAAACCTTTAAATCCATTTCGATCTGACATTTATATTAATCCTTGTTCGTTTAAATATTTGTAAAATATATTGTTTGTATCTACTTTTGCATTTTGACTTGCAGCAAATTGTTTGTTTAATCTGTCTTTAATTTCATTGTAACTTTTTAAAAGTCCATCTGAAACACCAACATTATTTCCTACTTCTGAAAAATATTTGTTTACCATTGAGTCAGGCAAAGCATTATCATCAGATCTTAAATTAGGTATAGCTTGATTAATTTGTTGTCTGTCTAAAGTATTGCCTAGTAAATATTCTTTATCAGTTAAAATACCACCAGTATCACCAACTTCTGCATAATTAGGTTTTAATTTAGTTCCATCATACCCAATCATATCTAATGCTTTTTTGTTTCCGTAAGCATCTTTTAAAGAAGCAAACATTACATTAGTTAAAGCACTCATTGGAGATAAAGTTCCTGTAAGACCTTTAATAGCATTTTGTCTTGTTGCTATTGTTTCACCAACAGTTTTAAAAGGTGCATCTCTAAACGCATCATTATAAGTTTGTGAGTTTGGATCAAAATTTTCATCTTTTGTGTAAGTATCATAAAAAGATGTATTCTTAAGTTCAGCTAAAGTTTTTTCTAAATTATCTTGAATAAATTCTTTACCCTCAAAATCTACTTGAGGTTTACCGCTATCATTTTTTGAATTAACAATAGATTGAATAGTATTTAAAAATTCTACTTTGTCATCTTTGCTAATTGTGTCGTCTAGTAAAATACCTTTAGCAGTTGCTAAATTATAATCTGCTGCTGTTACTACACCTTGACCTACAGTTTTTGTGCCAGTAAATTTTCCACTACCTTGTTCAAAAGTAGGTACAGCTCTTGATGGTATATCTTTGTAAGCTTCAGTTTCGTAATCAAAATATTTATCGTTTTCTATTTGTATGTCTAATTCTCTTTGTTGTTCATTATCCATACCATCATAACGACCATCATCTGATGAACCGCTATCATTAAAACCTTGATTATTATAAGATTGATTTTCTTCTGAATCTGTATTGTCGCTAAAACCACCGCTACCATATCCACCATAACTACTTGAAACTTCACCCTCATAACCATCTGCTGGTTCAAAACTTAATATACCTTGTGGAGTCATTTTACCTGACCCACCCATTTGTTTTAATGTTTTTGCTTCAGTAGGATTTATATATGCAAGAAAGTGATTTTCAGGTGCATCTTTCTCTAACAGGCCAACCGCTTTTTTATAACTTTTCATATTAGATTATAATTCCAAGAACAGCTAAACCACCAACAATCATAATATATTTTGTTGTGTTTTTATCTATGTCTTGTTTTAAATTGTATATTATTTTATTTATTTTATTCATTATAGTAACCCAGCTAACAAGCCGCCTAATGCACCAAGACCAGCTTCCATTCCACCAAATTTAGAACCTATCAAAGCTCCACCTAAAGCAGTAGTAACTGGACTAGCTTGTGTTCTTACTTGATTTTGTTGTGTTGGAAATCCTGAAGCTATCGGTGTAACTAGACCAGCATATTGTTGTAAAGATGCAAATGGAGCAAGATTTTGTTGTCTAGTAAGTTCTTCTAATTGAGATCCTGTTGCTGTAAGCGATGGTGCTGCTGAAGCAACTTGTAATTGGTTTTGTCTTTCTTTGTTGTATTGATCAAAAGCTAAGGGTAAAGCATAGTCAGCTACACCAGCTATGATTTCTTGTTGGTTTAATGGAGATCCAGGTGTTCTTCCAGCTCCACTAAATTCTGTATTAATACTATTTGCAATTTCACTTGTAGCATTTTGCAACATTGGAGATAAATATGGATTAGTATAATTACCAGCTAAAGTATTATTTAATTGATTGTAAGCAGCTGTTCCAAGAACTTCTTGTTGAGCTAAACCAGTTTGTGTTTGTGTGCTTGGAGATACATACCCTGATGCACTTACACCTTGATTATATAATTGTCCTGACTCAGATAAGATCTGATTAAGAACTGGTTCTGCTGGTTTGTATGGTGTTACACCTTGAGTTGTTATTGATCCGCCACCTGATGATCCACCGCTTATAAATGACATTATGTTTTCTCCTGTTTGTTTAGTTGCTTTTCAAGAACTACATGAGTTCTTTTGTATTTATATTGTTTTAATATTCTTGCCCAACCTGGCCTTGCAATTAATTCCATTTGATCGCATCCATGTTGTTCGGCAAAATCTTCGATAACACTAAGTAAGTGTTGCCATTGTTGTCTACCTTTTCCTGTCATTATAAATATATGACAAGATTGTTTTAATTTTTTTTTAATTAATTCTGTAACAACAACACCTTTAAATTTATCTTGTGTACTCTTTTGAGAAATATCCCAAACTATCCATAATTGATATTTATTTGCTTTTAATGTTTCTAAAACAAAATCACTATCGGTGTGATTTCCTGAAAAAACTAAAGCTTCTTGAATAGATGGTTCTACCAATCCCCAAACATTATCTAAAAGTTCGGTTGGTATTCTTACTAATTTCATTACGATATAGTTAAATAACTGATTCCAATATTTACGTTGTCGTTTGTACTTACTGTTGCTTTAAGAACATCTGTTGCTTCAAGAACTAAAGGTTGTGTTAAAACTTCAATAGAACTATCGGCAGATAAACTTTGTGTGTTTAAAATTGTTGCTTCAACTGAACTAGAGCTATCTAATACATCAAAAGATATATTAGGTGTATTGCCTGTATTATTAGTAACTCTTAATGATTTAATAATAATAGTTTCTTTAGCACCAGCTGTTAAAATAGATGTTTCACTTTGCGTACTTAAACTAACACCTTTAAATTTATAACTGTTTGCCATAATTATCTTGCTGTAGCTGGTACACCATTTGATGATACGATACTTGATTCTGCAAAGCACATATAGATATATTCTTGACCACTTGAACCTACCCCACCACTATTTGACCTGATTTTTATTCCATTGCTTAAAAAATCACACTCATTATTTCCTGAACTTTCTGCATCAGAAGAATTTGCTTTCAATCTTACATCAATAACATTAAAAGGATTTGCTCTTTTATTATCATAAATTCTCCATTCATCAACATCAGTTGCTTTTATTAAAACAAAAGCTGGTTTAAATCCTGTGTAAATAAATGCTCCGTCTGCATTTCCGTTTCCTGTGTAGGAACCAAACTTGCTGAACCCAGTTTTTTCTGCAAAGCAGTAAGCTACAAAAGTTCCACCTGAACCATTACTTACGCCAGTTGAACCAACAGAAAATACTGATGTAGTTGGTGCTGTATCATTCCACATACCAGCAGAATCTCCCACAGCATCAGTAGTATTTAAATGTAAATATTTGTCTTGTGGCGCACTAGCATCTAAACTTTGATGATATACAACCCAAGATTCAGCACTACCAGTTAATCTCTTGCAAAGTATCATAGACGGCTTTACCCCAAGTCCATGACCTATTGTTCCTGCACTACCTGTGCCTGTGTAAGTAGATATTGAGAAACCTGATGTAGTATTAACAGAAGTATATGTTGTGTTTATAGAACCATCTGTATTTGAAGAACCTTGACTACCACCTGCCAACCAAGACCAGCCTACGTATGTTTGTGAACTTTGATTTACTCCACCACCACTTCCAACAGTAAAACCATCAGTATCAAAAGATATTATAGATTGCGTTTCTGTTGCTTGTGCTCCATTGCTATCTTGATTTAATGATACGTTAGCACCTCTTACTATATCTGTTGAAGTATGACTTGATGTGCTTGACCTTTCCTTAGTCCAAAGCCAATCAGGTTTAAAACCGACCCCAGTTATTCCAGTTCCACTAACTCCATTACCTGTATAAAGTTTAGTATTAAAATAATCGTTAGGTTGAAATGAAATATAAGCCATTATCCAAACTCCTTTATGTTTTTAGTATTTAATGTGTAATATCCTGTTGGTACTGCGTATTCCATAATACCATGTCCGTTAGCATCTGCATTAGCTGAAGATACAGCAGTTG